CAATTCTTCTTTCGTGATAGTCGCCTTTTCTGCGATTCTTGCTTGCCAATAGTCTGCTCCTTTTTCCATACAGCTATCACAAATTGTGTGATGTGCTACTGGTTCTATTGATGCAAGCACACACACAAAGTAATGAGTGAGCGTTGAGCAAGCATCGCATTTATATGGTACGCCCTTGTTCGGGTCGCTATCTTTTAATCTTTTTCTTATAGATTTTGAGCGTAAGGCCAAGCGCATCTAACCAACAAGTAAACATAAAGCCACTAGGTACACGTTTGTGTTGCTCCCATTTGTGGATTAAAGATTTGTTGACTCCTATTCTGTGGGCTAGTTCTTCCTGAGACATCTTCTGTCTAGTACGATGGCTAACCATTTCATTGACAACATCACTGTAACTATCTGTCACTTGTGTTGGTTGTTTGTAATGCTCGAAGTTTTTCATATATCTTTAATGCTGTTGAGTGCCGCATATCCTGACCATACTTAACACGATAGTAAGTTGATGAAGGAACACCAGCTAATACAAAGGCATCCTTCAGCAACACGTTTGAGTTCGTAGCTTTTTGTTCTAAGATTTCATAATAACTTTTCATGTGGCTACGATTGCATACTTGCAGTTAATCGTCAATCCTCAGAAAATATCCAAGCCTCTAATTCCTCATCAGTCATATCATCAGTGTAGTCTATTTGCTTTGTGACTGTACGGATTTTCTTTTTCTCCTTGATGTGAGGCAGTCGCTTCGGTTTTATAGTTACCTCCGCAACTGCCCTCACTCTTGGGATTGCTTCTAAGGTTGTGAACTTGTGGTCACAGGACAGGCAAGCACGCCTTCGCCTTATGGTATTGTTGGCTGATGAGCGTGAGTCTTTTACTTTCGTATCAGACTTACACTTGGGGCAATGCATACATCACCTGTTGACTACGACCTGACCTAGCTTTGCGCTTGCCATCAATCTTAATCAATCCTTTATCTAATAATTTTCTGTATCTAGGTGTAACAGATGAGGCTTTGACTTGCTCGTTGACCCACATCAGGTCTTCGATCTGTTCTGATATAGCACCTTCGATGCTGAAGATTTTAATGTAGCTAAGAACAAGAGCCTCCAATCTGGTAGCATCTAATTTTTCTGCCGCCTCATGGCTAGTCGAGGGGTCGGTATTACGAGCCAACTGATAGGCTTGAGTTTCAAAGAGGTCATTCATTTTAGTTCTCCTTTTCTGATATGATTCCCTCATACACTGTGGTTTCTTGACAGCAACCATCTAGTTCGAGGGATGTTTCGAGTGCGTCTTCTGGTGATGTGGCATACAGAGTATGAACAACTGTGTATGCTTCAAGTGTTTTGATATTATCTGAACGGCAGTTAGAACAGAAGCCACCAGTCTCATTGTTCGGGTGGTATAAATCATTGTAGTTCTCATGCTGTTCATTACAATCCACACACTCATAGAAGTCTGAGTGCTGGACTGTCATTGCCTTATCTTTAATATGGTATTTCATCATCAATCTCTGGTGGTGGGTTGTGCTTTTCCCAAGCTTCAACAGCGCGAGTCATAAACTTTTCACGATTGAACTTAGGGTTAGCGGTTGCAAGTTCATCAGCAAGTTGATGAATTACAGTCGGCCACCCCATTAGAGGGGCGACCTTATCTGCAATAAATTCAAGCTGACCTTTAGCAAGTAAAGGCTTAGTCATTACTTATCCTTTCTGATTGTTAGCCCATCCATATCGGCTGGAAGTATTTCACGAAGCGCAGGGATATAAGGCGAGTCATCATTAGTGTCACGCTCTAGTACCTCTGCATATGTATCGACACAATTTTGTATTGATGTCAGCGCAGTATGAACAGGCCACTGAAACTGTGACGATTCATCTTTGGTACGCTGGTGAATGACAGCAAGCTGGTCACGCACCTGTTGAAGTTGATTGATTAAAGACATGCTTAGTTTCTCCTTTAGCATGGCGACAATGATTGCCGCCCTTACCCCACGCGGGGGCGGCAATCACTTGTCGGTTGATAATGTTTAGGCTCGTTCCCATCCGACTGTATCACTGATAGCCTTGGCTACAATGGACTCACGCAATCGAGTGGCAACGTGTGGGGTAGATGATTGACCCTGAGTGTGGGTCGCCCAATAGGTTAGCGCATTATACAATGCCCACTTGTTAGAACCTAAGTGCGCTTTGTTTTCTGACCAACAACCCATTAGATTATCTAATTGCTTGAAGTTATATTTGAACTCGCTTGTGTTATTCTTTACACGCACGACTTTATGTTTGAAGAACTGTTCAGCCATGTCATCATCAACGTGTGTGGTCATCCAGCTTTTCCATACCTCCTTGTTGCGGAAGAAACCTTGAAGCCCAGCATGAATCTTAGATGCTGAAGCTGACACGTTGACGTTGGTTGTGTGCTTGGCAACTGTTCGTGCGACAGTGAGTGGATCGGTGCAACCATTGAGACACCATAGTCTCATGCCTTCGGCTGATTGTTGGAACGACCATGAACCATCGTATGAATTGTAGAATGGTACACGAAAGTGAACGATGTCTCCGACTGCTGGTTCTACTGTCAGGTCAGGGAAGTTCACAAAGCCACGCATCTTAGCACCGTTATCGAATACATCTATTTTGATTTCGTAATCTCTAGTTACGGCTGATGTATACACGGCATCGGCTATTGAATTAACCACATCTGAATGAGTGATGGGCTTGTACTTAGAGCCATGAACACCGAGTACTTCATTGGTGTCGGTGCGTATGATGCATCGTGCCATGTTGCTTGGCACAGTATGAAGATTAGGGTCGCCATCTTTAGCGGCTAACAAACCCATTGTCTCTACTGGAAAGTCATAAGCAGATGAGTCAACGCTCTCTGTAAACGGACGTAACATATTCATTTAGTTCTCCTATTGATTGAGTATCTGTGGGTAATAATTAAACCAAGCCACTTCACTGTGTACCCACAATTAGTAAAGAGGTAACGAGGGAACAGATAGAAACAAACTCTACCTGATACGAGACGCTTATAGATTCTAACTTTCATTGCATCCTCCATATAATTAATGTCGCACCCATACATGTTCCGATGACACCGATAACAAATATGATTACCAACAAAGGCGGTGCGTAATAAATCATTTCTGGGATGGAAATTGTTAAGCCAACGATGCTTATTGAAAGCAAGAATATCTCACCGATAACTGAGATTGTGCGAAGCGATAACATTTAGTTCTCCTTTTGATTTGGCAGGGGTAGTAGGAATTGAACCCACTCTCTCAGGGTTGGAGCCTGATGTGCTACCGTAACACTTTACCCCTAGTTAATTAGGTTACTGCATCAGCGCAGTATAAGCAACAACATATTGTGGTTTATTAGATTATGTTGGGTTGATACCAGTATTGTGAATACGAATTTGATTGATGCGTTCATGTGGTATCTTCTTCTTTTGTGAACGATACATCTCATAAAGACCTAACTTTATTTTGGTCTGTTGATTGAGAGCTTGTCTCCAAGTAAAACATTCAGCAAGAATGTGACCATCAATCTTAATGTAAAACATTTAGTTTCCTTTCTGGTGCTAGTGACCTGAACTCTGACGCAATACGAAAGTGATATTGTCGGCAAAGACCAAAGCCCCTAGCACCCTGTTGGTGTTGAACAGATGTATGCAGAACTGACTCCTGTTTCCGCGTGACGTATGTATCAGGACTGTCTCCTGTGTCAGCGTGATAAACATATCTCATCTCCCCATACGTTAACGCACAACTATAGGCACAAGAAAAGGGCGACCCATTTCTGAATCGCCCTTGCTTGAGTTAGCCTACGATTGCTTTGGCGGCACTTAGTACTGCCTGTGCGTTCTTGGCGCGGACTGACTTGGGTGTTGACTTCCAGTCTTCCCCTGTCACCTTGTTGTATACAGCCAAGTCAGCGTCATGGCGTAGCTGTAGTTCAACCAGTTCGTCCTCCATGCGATGGAAGATGTCAATCTTCTTGGCGAGATTCACATCCACAACTTCTTGGCCTTCGCCTTCGACCAGCGTGGCAATCTCTGCCTTGATGTCGCTCATCTGTTGTAGCTTCCATTGGATGCCGTTGTTGGATGTGAAGCAAGCATCTCTGGATACTGATGCACGAAGGTAAGCGTTCTGATCGCCTTCATGTATGCATACAACGTCCATTTTGTATGAGATAAGTTGTGCTAATGCTGGATTTTCGTTTTTCTTAGACATGTCTGTCTCCTTCTAGGTTATCTGGACGAACCGTTCGTCCAGTGTGCTTCCGAACCACCGAACTTGCAGGTGATAAACCTGCCTCTCGAACGTGGCACATGGTCAGTGGAGCGAAGCCCATCTGACCTCAACTAACAAAGCCCCAGCCCCATCTGGGCGTAAGCCCAGCCAATCAAAAAGCGCATCGCCCCGCGATGCCCATTCTGGCTGGGTCACTACCAGACGGAGGCCGGTTTAACAGCGGCAAGTACTGTGGTCGGTTTAGCACAGTGAGACCGAACTGTTCGGGCAGATGTTCTGGAAGGTGACAGTCTTTACATGTCTTAGAAAAACGGAACTCCACCTTGCATTAGCCAAGTTATCTCATACAAAATGGACGTTCCTTTTAGTATGCTTACATGATTTTATGAGGCGAACATAACCTTACCGCAGGGCATCAGTGTTCAGAGATGCTATGTGGAACACCAACATCGCCTTGCATCCAACGGATGGTACGACAGATGTGCTACGTCATGGCAGAGTTGCCTTATACGCTGGACGAAGACTAAGGCAGTTGTGGGTGTGCAACTCGCCAAGACGATGCTACATCCTCCTCGTATGGCGGTCGCACTGCGCGAACTACCGCTTCCCATGACGCGCTTACTTGGCTTACAACAAGGAGACAGGACTTGGAAGACTGTCAACAGCCAAGTTAGTCAGCGTCAGGGTTGCTCAGTCTTGCAGTGCTTAGTCCGTCAAAGCTATTGTATGCTTAGTCAAGCGCGATTCAAAATGGGTCGAACTAGGCTTGAGCCTATCGACCATTTTGTGCGTTGACAAACGCATCAAGCACCATCCATAAAGGGGGGGATGAGAGGGGGGGTTATGACTTCTATTTCAACTAAACTCACGCTAAAGCAACGCTCGTTGGTTGATACACTCGTAGCAACTGGCTGTAGCATCAAAGATGCTTCACACTCTGCTGGATACGCCAAAGGCGAATCGGGCAGAGTCACAGCCAGTAAGGCGTTGCGGCTTCCCCATGTGCAACAGTACATGATGCAAGCGGTGGCTGACAGTCTCGGTATCAATGCTACGAGTGCGGCGGCAAGGCTTATGCAACTGAGTCGTGGTGCTAAAAGTGAGTACGTCCAACTTGAAGCCAGTAAAGACATCCTTGACAGGGCAGGATTCAAAGCCCCAGATAAACATATGCATCTTCATGCAGGGGAAATTAAGGTTTCCATAGACCTGACCTAGACCAAGGGGGTGTAAAAAAGTTGGTGGCTACTGGCAAGGGATGGTTCGTAATGGCGATAGTCGTAAAAAGCTTTTGTTGTTAGTGGTGAATAATTTTTTAAGTGGAGAACCGCATGGATGATTTAGAGAAGTTAAAACAGCAAATGGGTGGCGGCACATTCACTCTTAACCTTATGACTCGCGCTTTGAAAAAATTTGCCGCAAGCAAAGGCATTAGAACCAGCAAGTACTCTAAGTCAAAGAATAAGAAGTCTTTGTTAAAGCGGAAGGCTTACAAGGCTGTTAAGCAGAAGGGTCAGATGTAATGTGTATGGGTGGCGGTGGCGGTGGTGGTTATATCCCACCAGCAAAACCAAGATGGCTTCAAGACACCTCGAATGAAATTGTTGTGTCTAAGTATGAACTATCAGAAAAAAATAAAGCGAAGAACGCTCGTATCCGCGCATCTCTTATTCGCAGACCAACAATCCAAATAGACAACGGTGGTGGCGATGATCATAGCCCGACCTATAGCGGCTCGTCAGGTTGGGATGGCAACGCTTCTGGGCAGTCTTCTGCTGGTGGTAGCATTAACGATGCGATGTCTTCTGCGGCATCTGCTCAAAGCGGAGGCGGCTTGACAGGCACAGACTTTGATGGCGGTAGCAATAAGGGCGGTGGGTTTGCAATATGAGTAAGTCACCAGCATGGACACGCAAGGCAGGGAAGAATCCAAAGGGTGGATTAAACGCAAAGGGTCGCTCATCTTACCGCACCAAGTCTGGGAAGAAGGGAAACCTCAAAGCACCAGTAAAGAAAGCCGCCACGACCCCAGAGCAAAAGAGACGCAAGGGCAGTTTCCTAGTTCGCATGGGTTCAGCAAAGGGTGCGCTGAAAGACCCGAAGGGTCGGAAGACTCGTTTGAAGCTCTCGCTAGAGGCATGGGGGCATGGTGGTGATAAGGCATCTGCTGTGCGTAGAGGTCGTTCTTTGCTAAAGCGGTATGCATCTTCTAAGAAGAAAGGTAAAAAATAATGAAAGCTGTCGATGAAATTATGAACAGCAGTGAGTTTGTTGTTCCTGTTGTCAAAAGCCTAATCAATCAATCTTTTAATAAGACACGCAAAGAGTTCAACACACGAAAGAAGAAGCGTGACAGTGAACGGAAAAATGCACTAAAGGCTTTCAAAAAATATTCAGAAGCGGTTAAGATGAAGAAACCGCCAAAGGATTCTAAACCTAAAAATTTATTGGGGTACTACACATGAAGTATCAAAAAGCTGATGGCAGTGTTTACACAGGCGAGATTGTTACTTTGCCTGATGGCAGAATCAAAACAGGTCCGACTCTAACTGCTGATTCTGAAAAGCTATTCCCTATGCCAGAGCGTTCTAGGGATGATGATGGTGGCTTTATTGCAGATGATAAAGCTACACCAGATGTTAATGAAGCTTGGAAAGGCGGCAAAGCCCCCAAGAAGAAAGTAAGGAGAAAGAAAAATGCCAATGGGTAAAGGTACATACGGCTCTCAAAAGGGTCGTCCGTCTGAAGAAGACAAGAAGAATCCGTCTGCTAAAGGCAAAAAGAAAATGAGCAAAGCTGAAGTTATCGCTATGCTAAAGAAGAAAAAAGCAAAAGATGGCAAAAAGTAAAGTCAACGAAGCTGGTAATTACACCAAGCCTTCTATGCGTAAATCTTTATTTAACCGCATTAAGGCTGGTACTAAGGGTGGCGGTGCTGGTCAATGGTCGGCTCGTAAAGCTCAGATGCTTGCCAAGGCTTATAAAGCTAAAGGCGGTGGGTATAAATGAAGAAGTCTCAGAAGTCTCTTGTTGCGTGGACTAAGCAGAAGTGGCGTACAAAATCTGGTAAACCAAGCACTCAGGGTTCTAAAGCAACTGGTGAGCGTTACTTACCAGAGGCGGCAATAAGAGCATTGTCTTCTCAAGAATACTCAAAAACATCTGCCGCTAAACGCAAAGCTAAAAAATCTGGCAAGCAAGTTTCTAAACAACCTAAATCTATTGCGGATAAGGTTAGGCAGTATAGGAAATCTAAATGAGTTTCATGCACACTCTTAAAGTAGAGGAGCGAGAAATTCTTAGGACTGTGGTGAAGAAGGTACACTTTGCTCACTACCCAAAAGAATTTTGCACCGATAGGGAAGCCGACAAGTTAATAGATGCTATTGCTCCTGATGTGGTTGAGCGTATGATCAAATTCGGCAAGGACAAACACGTTGACCAACTTTAAGTACAGACCTGACGGTGATGTATTAAAAGCTTTTATGAAAGACGATAACTTCTTTCGAGGTATACGCGGTCCTGTTGGTTCTGGAAAATCTGTAGGCTGTTGCGTTGAAATATTCCGCAGGGCTTTACAGCAACAAAAAGATAAGAACGGTATTCGCAGAAGCCGTTGGGCTATCATAAGAAACACAAACCCCCAGCTTCGGACAACAACCATTAAGACATGGCTTGATTGGTTTCCAGAAGATGAATGGGGCAAGTTCATGTGGTCTGTTCCCTACACTCATTGGATAAAGAAACAAGACTTAGAGCTTGAAATTATCTTCCTAGCTCTTGACCGTCCAGAAGATGTCAAGAAGCTACTCTCCCTTGAGCTTACTGGCATTTGGATTAACGAGGCTAGGGAGATACCTAAGTCTATTATTGATGCGTGTACTATGCGCGTGGGTCGTTTCCCTTCTATGCGTGAAGGAGGTCCGACTTGGTCTGGTGTTATAGCGGATACTAATGCGCCAGAAGAAGACCACTGGTGGCCTATCATGTCTGGAGAAGTTCCTGTTCCTGACCACATTCACCATGAACAAGCAAAGATGCTTGTTAAGCCTGACAACTGGTCTTTCTATATACAGCCTTGTGGCATGATTGAAACTTTTACTGAGAAGAACGAGTTAGAGGATTACGTTCCGAATCCAAAGGCAGAGAACACAGCAAACATGCTGAAGACTTATTATCCTAATTTAATTAGAGGTAAGACTAAAAGTTGGATTGATGTCTATGTAATGAACAGACTTGGGATGATACAAGAAGGAAAGCCAGTGTATCCGCAGTTTTCATCTGATACTCACATAGCTAAAGAAGAAGTTCCTATTGCTGATGGTGTGCCAGTTTATATTGGCGTTGACTTTGGACTCACCCCTGCGGCTGTGTTTGGTCAGAAGGTTCGAGGTCGATGGTTAATACAGTCAGAGATTGTAGCTATAGACATGGGTATTGTTAGGTTCTCTGAAGTTCTTAGGCAAGAGATAGCCACTAGGTTTGGCAACCAAGAAGTACACATTTATGGCGACCCTGCTGGTGATTTCCGCGCACAGACAGATGAATCTACTCCATTTCAGATAATGCGTGGTGCTGGGTTAAAAGCAACCCCTGCTCCTAGTAATTCAGTTGACTTGCGGCTAGAGGCTGTTGGTCAGTCATTGACTAAAATGGCAGAAGGCAAACCAGCTTTTATGATTGATAGGCGTTGTCAGACATTAATCAAAGGTTTCCAAAGCGGATACGCATATAAAAGATTGCAAGTATCTGGTGAACGGTTTGATGAAAAGCCTGATAAGAATATGTTTTCTCATGTGCATGACGCATTACAGTACTTAATGCTTGGTGCTGGTGAAGGAAGACAGCTTATATCAGGGCAGAAACCATTGAAGGCATTTAACGCAAGAGTTGACTTTGATGTATTTAAGCGTAAACCTAGACAAAGAATTAAACAAAGCATCTGGTCACGCTTCTAAATTGTGCGTTGCATTAATGGCTTGTTATAGGTAGTAATTAATTAATTTACTAAAGGAGTGTGTAATGTGTGTAGGTTCAAGACCGTCAGCCCCACCGCCACCAACGCCTGATCCATCTGTGCAAGCGGCTCAAAAGCAACAGCGTGATGAAAATCAAGCTATGCGTTCAGAGCGTAAGCAAGAGACACTTGAAAAAGGTGTTCGTAGAGCTAGAGGCGGTAGTGGTCGTAGGTCATTACTAAGTGGTTCAAGCGGTGGAATGGGTTATTATAACGAGTTTCTATAATGATTTCTCAAACCCCTGAGTATTCTCCTAGCGCGGCTGGTAACACCAAGACTGCGGAAGTGTATCTTCGTAAGTATGAACGAGCAAAGACGCAACGCGAAAACTTTGTTCCTTTGTTCGAGGAGTGCTATGAGTATGCTTTACCAATGCGAGAATCTTTTTACGCAGAAAGAATTGGGCAACGCAGGGATGAAAAAATATTTGATGAAACTGCTGTCGTTGGAGTTCAAGAGTTCGCTTCACGACTTCAATCGGGTCTTGTCCCGAACTTTGCTAGGTGGGCAGATTTCACTGCTGGGTCTGAAGTTGAGGCTAATGAAAAAGATGAAGTCAACAATGCTCTTGATGAAGTCACGGATTACGTTTTTGAAGTAATTCAAAACTCTAACTTCTCTCAAGAAGTACATGAATCCTTTATGGATTTAGCTGTTGGCACAGGGGTTTTGAATGTCATTGAAGGCGATGCAATCAATCCTGTCATGTTTAGCGCAATCCCTTTGCCTCATGTTGTTTTGGATACTGGTCCTGATGACCGTATTGACCATGTGTTTAGGGAACGCCCTTGTCGCAACAGTGACTTACCTATCATGTTCCCTAAAGCAAAGTTTAGTGAGAATGTTCAAAGGCGTATCAATACATACCCAGAAGAAAAAACAAAAGTTCTTGAGATAGTCTGTCGTGATTACTCAAAGATAAATCAAGAAGCACATATGTTCTTTGCTATCGAAATGACTAGCAAGGAAGTTATAGACGAGAAATCATTTAATGGTGTGGGTAGCAATCCTTTTGTATGCTTCCGCTGGTCTAAGTGTGCTGGTGAAATTTATGGGCGTGGTCCTCTCATTAACGCACTCAGCGCAATTAAAACCACTAACCTAACAATCGAACTTATCCTTGAGAACGCACAGATGGCGATTTCTGGCATCTATCAAATGGATGATGATGGTGTTATTAACCCTGATACAATCAATCTCGTTCCGGGAACAATCATTCCAAAAGCCCCTAATTCTCTAGGGTTACAGCCAGTTGCAAGTGCTGGTTCTTTTGATGTTGCAAGCTTAGTTCTTAACGATATGCGTTTGAATATTAAACGTGCTTTGTATAACGATATGCTAGGCGACCCAAATAAAACACCAGCATCGGCAACCGAAGTTGCAGAACGTATGTCTGATTTATCAAGGCGTATTGGTTCTGCCTTTGGAAGACTGCAAGCAGAGCTAGTACAGCCTGTGTTGCAACGTGTAGTTTATATATTGAAGAAGCAGGGAAGGATTGACATCCCAACTGTAAACGGCAGGGAAGTTAAGGTTAAGTCTATATCGCCACTTGCTCAAGCGCAAGCTAACCAAGACATAACTGCCGTGGCTCGTTTCCTAGAACTTGTTCAAGGGAGATTCGGTCCTGAGATAATGAACATTCTCATTGACTCAGAAGAAACTGCGGCATACTTGGCGAAGAAATTTGGAGTACCTGACCAGCTTGTTCGTGATGGAAATGAACGAAAACAGCTAGTACAGATGGCTCAACAGTATGCTCAAGCGCAGGGTCAAATGCAACCTGATGGAGTAGTAACTGGTGGTGAGCAAGAGCAAGGCTAAGTTTACTAAAGTAATTGGTACTGATGGTATTAGCCGATCCAAAGTAGAAAACGATTTAATCAATATTAATATTGCGAGTCTCTTTACCACTGATACTGGTGCAGAGGTTCTAAAGTATTTGCGTTCTATAACTATTGAATTAGTTAATGGCGCGAATGTGAGTGACGCTGAGTTACGTCACTTAGAGGGTCAACGATACTTAGTTGGCTTAATTGAGCAACGCATACAACAAGGTCATAGGGCGAAAAATGAACAGTGAAGAAGATACCCAAGAGGTAATAGAGACTGCGGCTGACTCTGTTCCAGAACGTGTCGTAGCGCAAGTAGCACAAGACAATAGCTGGTTGCCAGAAAAATTCAAAACACCAGAAGATTTGTTGTCTTCGTATAACGCTTTGGAATCTAAACTAGGTAGTTCTAGGGAAGATATTGAAGCCGAGATTATGTCTGGGCTTGAGTCTGAAGCTTATGCAGATAGGCCAGAATCTATTGGTGATTATCAAATACCAGAAGTTTTAGATGTAGAAGCTGTTGCAGATAATGAGCTTCTCAACTGGTGGGCTGAACATTCTTTTGAAAGCGGCTTTAGTCAAGAGCAGTTTGAAGAAGGGATTAAGATATACGCTGAAGCTCAGTCAGGCAGTATGCCTGATATGGATGCTGAGTATAATAGGCTTGGTGACAATGCTGAAGCTCGTATTGAGTCTGCTAGTTTGTTTGCTAATAAGTTTTTCCCAGAAGATGCGATGCCTGCTATTGAGCGAATGTGCGAAACAGCAGACGGTATTTTTGCATTGGAGGCTATGATGCAAGCTGTAAGAGACGATACTGGTGGTGGAAACACTCAAAGTGCTGGTCGTATAAACGAAGATACTTTGAAACAAATGATGCTAGACCCACGCTATCACGACCCTGCTCGTAGAGAAAAAGAGTTTGTCCGTCAGGTAGATGAAGGCTGGAAAACATTATTCAGATGATTACCACTAGCCTAGTGGACTCACCTCCACTCTCTTTGCACCATGCAACAATGCAAGATGTATTAGAGATATATGATAATCTAAGACCTAATGACATTAAGGAGTGTGAGATATTTGGTTTCACACCCCTTGATGCTTTGTCTCATGTCTTTGAAATAGAAGGACATTACACCTACGCAATTAAAAAAGACGATGTTTGTATTGCAATGTGTGGAACT